TTTGGTAAACCAGATCTTTTAATTTTTATGGATACAATTAAAGAAGGCAGATTTAAAGATACAAATAAGATGTTTGTAGCACCAAAAGAATTTGACTTTATGTTTTCTGATCATGAAAAAAATTCATACGAAAAAGCAAGTTTAATTATTTCTTTGTTTGAATTACATGATTGGTCTGCACCAACAACACTTATGCTTGGTCGTTATCAACCATGGCATGAGGGACATCATGCTTTATATTTACAGGCGGGTATGCGAACAAATCAAGTACTACTTGGAGTTCGAAACACATACAATACAAGTGAAAAAGATCCACTTACATTTGATCAGGTAAAAGAATATATTGCCAAAGATGAATTTATGGATGGCGCAATGGTATTAAGATTACCCAACATTACCAACATTGTTTATGGTCGTGATGTAGGATATAAGATTGAACAAGTAGATTTGGGGGCAGACATTCATGCTATTTCGGCTACGCAAAAACGTAAAGAGATGGGTATCTAAAGTCTGGAACTTCATAAACAAGCCAAACAATATTGAGTGGCCATCATGAATGTATCCAAGCAAAGATCAGCACTAAAGGCCATCACTTGGCGTATAATTGGAACAGCAGACACCTTCGTTATCTCTTGGGTAATAACCAAAGAGCCAGTAACAGCAGGTGCAATCGCAAGTTTTGAGGTAGTTACAAAAACAATCCTTTATTACTTCCATGAGCGTGGCTGGAATAAAGTTAAATGGGGAAGAAAATAATGTACACAAACGAAATGCGTAGGGCTGTACACTCAATTACACCGCCTAAAGGATTTGGCGTGGAGATTCTTGACAATGAGCACTTCCTTACGGTAAAATTAGATGAATATAAATTTCTAAAAATGTTACATGATGAAAAGATAGAAGCATTAAAGTATGTTGTTCAAATAAAAAAGGCTTTAGAGATAAATGGAGCAATTGTATTAGTTACAAGAGAGGCAGTAAAATGATAAAGCAAATTGGTCTGTTTTTTATTTGTAAAATTAAATCACATAATCTTGTTGACGCTGGTTCTTGTCCATTTACTGGTAAAAATTATGTAGCATGTCTAAGATGTGGAGCAACAATAACAAAATGAAAAAGAAAACAAAAATAATAATACTAATAGTTTTATCTTTTTTAACTGCCGTATCACTTTGGACAGCAGCAAATTTTAAAAAAATCTCTGACTTAGATATTTTTGATATAGAAAATGATTAGGTCAAGGATATACGCAAACCCCGCAACAAGGGCTATAAAGGCTAATTACAGGCTTGTTTGGAGCATGTTTTGGGGTAGCGTAAAGGCCCAGAGTAGAGTACAATAGATACTATGGAGACGATGTTTTTAATATTTTTTGCTACCCTGTTGCTTTCTTTTGGCATAGCCTATTGGTCAGTTTTTGACAAATTAAAAAAGTCTAATCTTTTGGCAGCAGAATTATTTATAAAAAACAGGGCACTTGAAGAGATAGCATTACAAATAAATACTAGTACAAGCCTTTCAGATGAAGTAGTACATAAAGAAAATTTTATTAAATTCTTGTCAGACTCAAGAGATTGGGCATTTGAATATATTGAAGCATCTCAAAAAACAATTAAAGAGGTTTCAGAAGAGTTAAAGGATAAAGGTTTAAATGATTACTCAGAAAAACTTATGCAACTACTTCCAGAAAATATAACAAAGGATTAAACAATGAAAGAAATATTATTTTCTATAATAACAGGTTTTGGATGCTGTGTTGTGTTTGCAGCATTCAAATTGCCAGTTCCAGCACCACCAGTTTTTGCGGGAGTCGCAGGAATTATTGGTTTATGGATTGGCTTTACAACAATAACACAAATTATATCCTAGGAGGAATAATGAATAACATACTAAACGATAAATCAAAGGCAATGCTAGCATCATACGGACGATCTGTACTTGGTTCAGTAATTGCACTTTACATGGCTGGCGTAACAGATCCAAAGGATCTTTGGGCTGCATTAGTTGCTGCTCTTGCACCAGTTGCATTAAGAGCACTCAATCCTAATGACAAGGCGTTTGGCGTACTGCCAGACACTGGTGCTGTTTCAGATGCACTTAGCAAGATTGTACCTGCTAAAAAGGCTACAGCAAAAAAGAAAAAGGCTGCTGATAAAAAGTAATTTATATTACATCAGATTGCCAGTCTAGAAATAGGCTGGCTTTTCTGTTTATTCATTTATAATTTTTAACCATTTATCTTTTAACAAATCAACAGAAAAATTATCAAATCCTATCTTGATGGCATTTTTTTTATGTTCATTTATGTTTTGATTATTAAAATAATTGTCAATAGATTTTGCCAACTTTTCTTGATTTGCTTCATAAATATCTACCATTGATTTAGTCTTAAACTCTCCAATTTTATTTGATTCTATTAACCATTCTTTAGGAAGTATTTGATTGTTGGGTGATATGTCGGTCATAAAAACTGGTAAGCCAGATATTAAAGCCTCGTTCATAGGTAAACAAAGACCAGCATAACGTCTAGGAAGAACCATAGCGTCATAGCCATTATATAGGTCTTCTCTGTTTCTAACGTTATCTTTGTTTATTTTTAAACGGCTATCCTTATTTATAAAGTCTAAAGGGGTTTGTGTTGCTACCACAAGTTCATAATTTGCACTAGAATGTTTAAGCATTTCTACTACAGTATTGGTTCCATTTCTATCTTTGGCTGCTTTTTTACCAGCAACATGAAGTATTCGTTTATGGGTTTTTGATAGGTTATTTTCTCTTACAGCATTAAATAATGATGTATCTGTTGGTGGTGGTAGGTGATACACCTTGCACTTTGATTCAAACTTTTCTTTAACAACATCTATATTCCAACTACTTGGTGATAATAATACATCTGGGAGCAACCATTCTGGATGAACTAAATTTCCAAATAGTTCATAGTTATACTGTAATATTGTTTTTATATTTCTCTTTCTTGCCATATTAATAAAATCTAAATGATAAAATGTTTCACAACTTATAACAACATCAATGCCATCTAAAAAAGAAAGAACCTCGTTTGTTCTAGGCATACCTTTTACTGTTTTTATTACGTTATATCCGTCATACCATTGCGGGTATTGTTTATTGTTATTAAAAGAATATGAATCAATAAGTAAAATCTTATCAGGATTTAACATTTTTACTAACTCTTTAGTCTGATTACCAAGACCAGTATTGTCACATCTTGCTATGATTCCTGGTCTCATTCTTTATATCCCCAAACATCATCATCGGAAGTGTACTTTCTTCCGCCTTTGCGACCATCTAAGTGATAAGAGCGTTTAATATTTCCTTCTGGATGATAAATCCAAAGTTTATGTGTTTCCCAATTTCCTTGATCAAACACGTCATATGGAGATATGTCATCTTGAATTGCTCCATGAAATGTATCTTCTATAAAAAATTTATCCCTACATTTTGGAAGTACAATATCTTTATAGTATTTTTTTCTACTTAGATGTGGTCGTTGACTCCATTGTGTAGTTTTCATAAAGCCATCTTCTAAGCCAAACATAAGATGTTCATGTTCTTTTGGTATATGTGCTTCAAAATGAAAACGAATGGTATTTGCTTTATTGTATTCAAACATATCTAAACATTTATCCCAGTCTATTGGTGTATCTGGAGTTAAAGGAGCATCACCTTCAACATAAAGTAATAGCGGTGTTTTAATTTCATTAATTGTTTGACGCATCATGTTGGTTTGATGGCTGTGTTCTTTAAATATAAATGGTAGTATGTTTTTATCTTTATGTAAACATTTCCACAAAATGCGATTTTTATATTCATCGTAATCTTTTTTACGGTCTTGCTGCTCTTCTCTAAGACCATCTATTTGCATGATAATTTCATTATCTGGAAAGTGAACACGAATATCACTAATAGTTTGTTCTATCATTGTTGTACTTGGATGATCTAGAATTACAGATGTAGCCATAACAATTGTTATATCTCTTTTATTCATTTACTTGCCTCATTAATTCAATAAATAAGTCTCTTTTATATTTAATCCACCAACAAACAATTTGATGCATTTCAGATGTATAGTTATTTAATAATTCAGGCAACAAATCAGGCAGGTATCGCCAATTTTCAAAAGTTTTTATTTTATGATTATCTTCAAATACAAAATTAAAAAAATCTGTATTTTGCATTTTTGGGTCTAACTTGTCTCCTATTGGCAAGCAAAGCATTTCAATTGCTTCATAAAATCTAAATGAATCAATAACCATCGCCCCGCTAGGGCAAGGAACAATCTTTGATAAAGACATTTTGTCATAGTATTGTTTTGGCTTTAGTCCTTCTCCAAACCCAGTAGTTGGGTTATAAAAAGAATTTGGTATGTCAGGCATAACAGTTGCAAGTTCTTGTCTTCTTTGATGGGTTATTTGTCCTGAAAAAAATACATCATACAGTTTATCTTGATACTGTGGTAAGTTTTTTGATAAATGTTGTGGAACACCCAATGCTAATTTATTATATTGTGAATGTTTTCTTTGCGGGTATTGAATCCAAATTTCAATATTGTCATGCTTTATCTTATCAACTTTAAATGTAGCACTTTCATCTCCAGTAATAAATAAAACTACTCTGCCTATTTTATTTAACTCTTCAGATATTTGATCTTCAAAGTCTACGTTTTGTGGTCCAGGAATAACAACAAAGGCTCTATCTACATTAGGCAAAGTTGTTACCCTGTCTGGTTTAATATTATTTTTATTAAAAAATTGTTTTAATAAACCATAATCCCATTTATCAGCAGCACAATCTTCTTGTTTAACTGAATAAAGATATGCTTTAGGCTGGTTCATAATACAAGTGCACTTCATGTTGATAATCAAGCAAGGTTTCTTTATACCCAATACCCTTGATAAATTGTCTTAGATCATGTAAATATTCTTTCCAATACATCATCATAAACTCTGGGTGTCCAGATAGCCAAATCTTAGGTCTATGCTCTCTAAGGACCCTCTCAGCCCCTCCTAAGACCCTCCACTCACTACCCTCAACATCAAGAGATATCGCTGTAGGTGGTTTCATTCTTTTTTCATAAACAAGAGTATCAATTTTTGTTTGACCATACTTGTCTGCTTCATACTGCAATTCTTTAAATCCGTGTGCTTTTTCAATTGGTGAATCAGCCTCTGGTGGAAATTCATTGTAATAAATACGTGCAAGTTTATTATCTTTATCTGATGCAAAACCAGGAATACATGCTAATGGCATATCTAAATTGTTAGCACTCCAAAGTAGTGGAAAGTGTGACCAAACCTTTGGATTAGGTTCAAATAAAACTACTTCTGCTCCCCACATTTGACACAAGGCAGGCATCTCTCCCTCTTCTGCACCAACATAGTAAACAACATCTCCGCTACCAATATTTTCAGACATTGATTTAAGTCTTAATTTCTCCCAGCCATGAGGCTGATACCATTCAGGTCTGTCTGCACGATGTTTTGGCAACATAATTTCAAACTCTCCGTTAACTGTTGCCTTAATCATTTCTGTCATTTATTTAACCATTCTATTAGTGATACTTTTGGATTCCATCCAGTTAAATCTTTAAACTTTTGATTAGATGCAAGAGTTTCTTGTACCTCGCCAATTCTTGACGGTATAAACTTAACATCATTTGATATTATATTAGCAATCTCAAGTATAGAGTAATTACTTCCATACCCAATGTTATATACTTTACCAAATCCATTTTCAACCTCAGATGCAAGAATGTTTGCTTCTATTACGTCTGATATGTGAGTAAAGTCTCTGCGCTGAGATCCATCTCCAACTACCGTTAATGGCTTTGACTCATGATATTGCTTTAAAAATAGTCCTATCACTGGTGCGTATTGACCTTTTAATGGCTGTCTATCTCCATAGACATTAAAATATCTAAGAGATATTGTTTTTAGTCCGTAAAGATTATAATAAACTCTTGCAAGGTTTTCACCAAAAACTTTAGCAGCAGAGTATGGAGTTAGTGGATCAGGTGTTTGGGTTTCTTGGTTTGGAAGCAAGGCTCTTT